AACTTTTAGATGATGCGAATACAAAGGAATCTCTAGTGCATGAATATTGTTTACGTGTTCATCCAATAAAGGCTGTAACGATTTGAACATAGCAATAGAATCTGGCATTGTCTTGTGTATATGCGCTGGATTTGTGCGAGCATAATCTTCTTCGTTATTCAAATAGTTTTCACAAATCTTGTGTACTTTAGTTCCACGATTGGATGCTTTAGTTGAAATACGATTAGCTTCTTCTTCACCCACCCGTCTTCGCCACTCTATGATTTTATCTTTGCCGTGTTGAGAAGTAATAGTAGTCACAGAAGGATACAGTAATCCTTCTGGTGTTTTGTAGAATCGTTTACCGTTTATTGTTTCGGTTTCCAAATCATAGTCAATGTCGCATCCAATATGTTTAAATTTCACTTCAGTACCCTGTAGTTATAATGATATTTTATTTAGCAGTTTCTATTCCATCTTCGTATTGCAGTTTAGCAAGAATATAATCTTTTACCAATGACGAACGAACAATATCATCTACAGTAAATTCAATCTTCGTGAATGCATTCATGTGATATGCAATGTCAAAGAATTTAAGAATACCTGATACATCATTCTTTTTCTTATTCAAGTCAGTTTGGCGATAATCACCACACCAAATAATCTTAGATCGATAACCAACCCGTGTCATTACGGTGTCAATTTCTTCATACGTCATGTTTTGCATTTCGTCAACAATAATGATAGCGTCATCGAATGACATACCACGAATGAACGATGTTGAAATGAATTCAATATGACCTTGTTCTTCTAATCTATCCCATGCATCTTTGCGACCAAAAAGGGTATCGCAGATTTGACGATATGGTTGTTGATAGATTTCCATCTTCTCATTTACGTCACCTGGCAAATGTCCAATCTCTCGGCTTTGGACCGCAGAACGTACTACAATAATTTTATCAAATGGATTTGATTTGTCCATCACTTCTTCGATTGCTTTGTATAGCGCACAGAATGTTTTACCTGTACCTGCTACACCATGAAGTGCTACGAAATAGTCTCCACGTTTATATGCATCAAAAAAGAGTTTTTGGTTTTCTGTTAAGGGTTCAAATGTTTTTAAATCATCTAGTCTAAGTCTGAGTGTATTATTGACTGATTTTAATTTAGGAGGGGTTTGAAATTCTGGTTCGGTATTTGCCATCTTAGATACAGCAGGTTTTCTTGCCATGGGTGCCCTTTTTGATGTTGTAGTATTTTTATGCGTTGCCATTATTAGAACGTGTTAACGTTTCCTAAAGGATGCGCTTCTTTAGCTTTAGCAAGGACTTCTCTGAATCCAGCGTCTGGCTTTCGTAAACCCAACCTAACAGGATCGCCTAATGATGGTGCCCCTAGTAAAATAGATTCCAGTTGAGGATTATCTTTTAAGTATTCTTCTCTAACACTAATGCTAAAGAATTTTTCTGTTATTTCACCTGTATCTTTATTGATGAAGTTGTATGTTGGCACTATTTACTCCGTATGAGAACCATTCTGGGATTTCTCTGTTTTTCCAATTAGCGAATCTCGCCTTATCATGTATATAGTAGTTTTGATATGATCGAATAGAATCATTTGTCACTTTGTAGATATCGGGCATCGCAGGCGTAGGCTCTGTAAATGGAATGTCAGCAATGTTCTCTGGAGGCATACAAAGATATTTTGCATATTTTTCACACGCATGATTTTTGCCATATCGATGTGTGTACTCAGCCAATAGGTGAGTCCACATCTGATACAGCCACATGTAGTTTTGTTTGCTTGCACGAACCCATATGTTTGACGGATGATTAACGTGTGATGCTCTCATCAAACCTGTGTCCATGGATTCACTTGGATGTTTCCACACTTTAATATGGCGCCAACGTGCAGGTAGTGAACCGAGAACATATCGCTTTTCCACATCTTGAGTGCCATCAAGAACACGGTGTGTGGTAGACATGAGTTGTGCATACTCAATAATCATTTTAACCACGTGTTTGTCTAAGTGCATTTCTGCACAGACTTTTGGATTGGGATCAAGATAGAAGATGTTCATACGAAATCGTAAGTCTTTTCAAAAATAGGACCATCACAAATATAAAGTTCTCCGTCAATACCTTTCATAAGATAATCACCAGCTTTGCCTTGCTTATAATTGCCTTCTAAAGTATTCACACGAAAGTCTTCGTCAATGCGTTTAGCATTAATAACAATAGGACGTTTCATGCATGGTTGCATTTCAGAAACGTTTTCGAATGTATCATAAGTTTTCATAGTTTCTCCACAAGTACTTTTTCACCTTGGTCTGTACCAAACGACATGTTCTCATAGTATACACGAACAAGCCCCTTACGTGCAAGTGAAACACATGTCACACATGCACCAAAGTAATTTACATTTTCCGTAATATCTTCGATGCATTGACTTGGCACACCCTCAGCACGGGATAACATTTCTGTCATCAATACAATGTCTTCCATACCATCATTAAATTCACTATCACCTTCTTCAATGATTTCAGAAAGTACCTGTAGATTTTCATCAGATAATTTTTTAAAGAATTTACCCAATGATATATATGGATTACGCATCAACATCTTTGCAACAGATTTTGTTACTGGCAAAAGTTTATCTGATTCGATAATCTTTTCCATGCAAGGATGTGAATTCTCAAAGTCGATAGGGTCTTCCATTTTAAATCTCCACGTATTTTAGTTTAAAGTTATCAGCACGGTCTTCATAGTTTATATAGCCACGTGGATTGCAAACAACCCTAGTAGTACCAACCATATAATCAAATTCTTCATGCGTATGTCCGTGAGTCCACAATTTGATTTGTGGATTGTCAAGAATGAATTGATCCAAACGGCTACTGTATGCGCCATTCATAATCACTTCAGTTTGATATCGTGGATGTGTAGATGCTTTGCTAGGTGCATGATGACCAACGACAACATACTTGTTTGTATTCTTACCAAGCATATCAGTAGTCACTTGAATGTATTCTAACATTTTCTTGTGATCTTGTACAGTATCTTCTGGTGTGAATCTCGCAGGACGCTTATGAAATTCTGCTTTCTGAATTGGCAGACCATTTGCATCTAACTTTACATTGCCATCACCATCGTATGCATTGACCATTGTCTTGTATGAAACCATTTCAGCACTGTTTTGAATGATACGAAAATCATTCATTATGCCACGAATGTGTGCAAGTGTAACAGAGTCTTGTGCGTTCATGTCAGTCCACAATGTACCGCCAATGAATGTAACGCCATCAATGACTACATGCTCTTTGTCAAGGATGTGCAAGTTCTCAATGCGCCCAAGATAGTTTCGTAGAATTCTAAACGTTTCAGCAAAGTCTCCATGATAGTGTTCGTGGTTACCAGCAACGTAAAGTACTTTTGGAAATTCAAATGCACAACGGCTAAAGAAGTCATAGTACCTTTGACTTTTACCATGCTCTACAATTCCGTATGCATCAGATTCACGAAAGTCAGCCGCAACGCAAATATCGCCAGACAGTATTAATACGTCAGCGTTCTCTTCGTTCTTTAAAATCAGATCACCAAATTCAAGGTGAACATCGGAAGCAATAGCAATCTTCATTTTTACTCTCAATCTGTATGAGGTGGGAGAATATACTCTTCACAATAAAATTGTAGTTTAGCAATAGTCTCATTTACATCTTTATGCAGTATGGTAATACCGCCAGCGGCACCAAACGAATCAATTACGTCTGGCGTGTCATCAACCAATATAGTTGTTGGTGTTGCGTATGCGGCTTTTAATTTACGTCCAGGTACAGTATTTATTTTAAATTCAATACCACGTTCGCAAAGCCATTGTGTCTTTTGAATTGTTACTTCAGTATGATACTTCATTCCACCACTTGAAGTCAACATTTCAATTTCAATGTTTGGAATAGTTCGCACGTAAGCAAGTAATTCTTGCCCGCCAGGATTCCAATCTAGTGTAGCAAAGTTTTCACCTTCAATGAATTCAATCCAGTTACCAGAAAAGTTTCTTCTATCTCTAGACGAACCAGGACTTTCACCAAACAATTCAAGATAGCGGTTCTCAAAAGAACACAAAACACCATCCATGTCTAGATAAAGTTTACTTACAACCATATAATCAATCCGATAACAAGCATAATCACAAAATACTCCATGAGAGTAAAGTGTAAAATTAATTTATAGAACCAGTCGTACTGCAATAATTTCTCATATAGTGAAAGTTTCATTCTGACATTCTCGCAATTAAATTTTCTAAAACAGGCTCAATCTCAAAAACGGGAACGCTTGACATATACTGAACGTATGTTACAACGTCAGCACCAGTCAAGCCTTGATCCCATGCTTCAAGGATGTATCGTTCTATTACTGCACGGTCATCCATATCACTCCAATAATTATGTTCGAATA